CTGCACAACTCGCTATTCGAGCAAGTGGTTTTATTGATGGCGGAGTGGGCTTCACTGAAATCTCTCCTGAGACTCCAACGGCCAATGCTCTTGATTACGTGGGGATCATTGCGACCAATGATTTCTTCGTTCAGGTCCAAGGCACCAACAACGCTGCTACCAAGGGTGCCAACTGGCGAATGTGGTGCGCACGTGCAAAAGTGACTGCCGATATTTATGCAGCTTTAGTACAAGGGGAAACCCTCAGCGCATGAGGTTGATTCCTCATGGTGAAAATACACGGCGACTGGTGCGGTCCTAATTGGACCCAGGGTCGCAACGTTCCAGCATCTACACCTGGTATTGATTTTACAGCACCATGCCAGGACAAATTAGACTGCGGATGTCGGACTCATGACAAAGATTGCGCTCATCCTGATGGTTGTTCGAAGGCTGGCGATCGTAAGCTTGTTGCAATTGCTCTGAAAGAAGCTCTCAATCCAATCAATATTCTACTCCGTCCAAAGTACGCGGACAAGGCAGCTTTCGTAGCTGCAGGAATACAAGTACAAATACCCTTTAGGAAGCGATGACCATGGCCGAAGTAACTTTGACATTAGACGAATACGAGGCGCTACGTGCGCTGATTGGAAGTGAACGAGAATCAGAAGGTGCGACTCTTGCAGCTTCCATGGCAAAGCCGAAGCGTAAAGCTTCAGCATACTCGAAACGGTACGGACGTGCATTCAAACAAGTTCAAGGGAAATACAAGCTGAAGTCAGGCGCCTGGGCGAAGGACGGATTCAAGCGTGCTCAAAAAGCAGCACATGCCCTGGCGAAGAAGAAGTGATTCGATGGATAATCCAATCGTTACAGTCCTGAAGTTAATACTGAAGGAACTCAAGGCTCTTCGAAAAGACCTGAAGAAGTAATTACTCGAGTCTCTTTGCACGTTCAAAAGGTTCTTCCCATTTGTCAACTGGAATTGTCATCAAAATACAGCTGTATGATCCCATGAAGTTTCGAGGTGTTGGGCAATCACCCCACCAGCATCGATGCTCCCATTTAATTTTCAGAACTGAATCGTATTCGATGAACTTGACTTCTTTACATTCATGCCAGGCTTCTTCCGCGTACTGTTGCTCCTGGTAATCAATTTCAATGTTCAGGTCATGAGCACATTCAGCGAAATGATTCAACCAACGTGCGAGAGCTTCAGTTTCGTATTCGTCGATGGTGGTGAACGTTGGGTTCCTCATTCGTATTCCTCCTTTGTTCGAAGATGAATTGCACGTGCAATCTCCATCTCTTCCACGACGTTCTTCAGAACCTCTTCGAGTTCGAGACCCAAATGGATTTGAATAAACATTTGGTACGCGTTCCTGATCCCTTCAAAATAACCTAAGTCATATTCAACGACAGTCATTCTTCATCACTCTCGCTCTCGAGCCAGGTAATCTTACGTTGATACGTGACAAGTTTCACTGTAGCTTCATATCCAAGGGTCTCAATGAGTGCGGAAATGCACTGTGAGGTCTTGTAGCCCCCCTCTTTCAACTGTTTTAGGACAGCGTCAGCCCCATTGCTTACGGTAATCGAATATTGATTCGCCATGAACAGTCCTAAGAATAATAATGTTATAACAGTATCTCAAATAAAAAAGCCTACGGCATAATAATATGGTTGGTAAAAGAATAGGGTGGTTGGCGGGGAAGAGGCGGTATAGGTAGGAGCACTGATTTCCAGTCCGAATAAGGAAGATTGAGGGCCTGTGTGGAAAGGGGTGAAACAGCCCCGACTTTACTTTGGTAACTAAGTGTTTTTTTTACAGGTATGCAGTACTGCGGTTCCCTGGGGCCAAAAAGTCAAATCAGTGTGGTTTATACACCGGGGAGTGGTGGCCCTGGTATGACCAAAGGCGTTTCAGTAACCTCGAGCATTATAACCATCAGTGGACGAACCGAAGAATTAGTTGCTGGAACCATGCTCCAAGAACAAGTTTCATTGAGCCTCGATATACTAAATCGTGAAGTTCTATTGGTCTATGCCATTGACCTCAATGCCTTCGCTCCTGAAGCAATTGCTGGTCAGGACACTACAGTGAACGCCTCCTTATCATCTACATCCAGAGCAACTATTGGAACCATTGGAATGACCAATGTCCTGGGCACTGCACAACTCGCTATTCGAGCAAGTGGTTTTATTGATGGCGGAGTGGGCTTCACTGAAATCTCTCCTGAGACTCCAACGGCCAATGCTCTTGATTACGTGGGGATCATTGCGACCAATGATTTCTT